CCGCTTTCGGATGGTCGCCTACACGGGCGGCCCGATGCGGATCGAGGGCTTCCCGCATCCGGTCGTGGTCGACCTCGAAGGCCTCGCCATCGACCGGCAGGACATCCCCGTGCGGCTGGACCACAGTCCGCGTCAGGGGGTAGGCCACACGCAGCGCGTAGCCGTGGAAGGCGGGCAAGTCATCGCCGAGGGCCTGATCAGCCGCGATACCTCGTGGGCGCGCGACGTGGTCAAGAGCGGCATCAACGGCTTCCCGTGGCAAGCGAGCATAGGGGCCGTCGTGATGGACGCCGTCTTCATCCCCAACGGCCAAAGCATTACAGTGAATGGCCGCACCTTCACCGGCCCCATCCACGTGGTCCGCAAGGCCACGCTTAAGGAAATCTCATTCGTCGATTCCGGTGCCGACACCAACACTTCCGCGCGAGTCGCGGCCAACGCAAAGGAGACCAACCCGATGGACGAGACCGTAACCCCCAAGGACGTTCAGGATACGCCCAAGCCCGAAGCTGTTAAGCCCGGCGAACCGGCGCCTCAGCCTGCCGCTCCGGCATCCGCGCCCACGCCCGCAATGATCACTGCATCGGCGCCCGAAGGCGATCCGGTCGCGGCGATGCGCCAGCGGATGGCGGCCGAGACGCGGCGCGTCGAAGCGGTCCGCAAGGCGTGCGGCGGCAAGTTCCCCGACATCGAGGCCCAGGCCATCGAGGAGGGCTGGGACGAGACGAAGGTCGAGCTGCACGTGCTGCGCGCAAGCCGGCCCAGGGTGCAGACCGTGGTCAGCTCGCAGCGGCCTTCCGGCCCCGAGGTCTTCGAAGCGGTGGCGCTGATGGCATCGGGCATGCCGATGTCCCGCATTCAGGCCACATACCAGGCGCCGGTCCTTGAGGCCGCAGACAAGCTGCGCGGCGTCGGCATCCAGGAGTTCTGCGAACTCGCGTGCGGCCAGCAGCTCCCGCGCTTCAGACGCGACGCCGCGGGCTGGCTTCAGGCCGCCTTCAGCACCACGAGCCTGCCGGGCATTCTCTCTAACGTTGCGAACAAGATGCTCCTCGAAGGCTACAACTACGTCGAGGATGCCTGGCGGCAGGTCTGCCGGATCGCCAGCGTCAACGGCCGGCGATGCCGTCTACTGGGACGAGAATGGCAGTCCCGTGGGCGGCGTGGCCCTCAGCGGTTCCGCATCGAGCAGCGCGTCGGGCAACTACCTGATGGGCCTGGCCATCGCGGACGCCGGGGCCGGCGCAACGGCCGTGCGCGTCAAGCTCACGGCGGCCAAGCGCACGGCGACCATCGCCGGCAGCGTGACGGCCGACGATGTGACCGGCTCGGACAGTTCGCTCGGTATCGCCGGCAAGGCTGGCTCGTCCGGCCCGGGCGGGGGCGTTGCAGTCGTGGGCGGCGCGGGTGACGGTGCGGCGGGCGGTGGGATCACCGTGACGGGTGGCGCTGGCGGTGCGGATTCGGCAGGTGGTGCCGTCACCATCGCGGGCGGTGTGCCCGCCAGCGGCAATGCGAACGGCGGGGCCTCAGGCATTGCGGGCGGGGCCGGTTCGGGAACCGGAACTGGCGGAGCGGCCAGCGTCACCAGCGGCGCATCCGCCGGTGCAACCGGCACAGCCGGCAACGTGAACATCGATTGCGGCGCGGCCGCAGGAGGTACCCCGGGCACGATCAGCATCGGCGCCGCGAATGCCGGGGCCATCGCGATGGGCAAGATGCCGAGCGTCCCGTCGGCCACCGTCGCGGCGGCCGGATCATCGCAGAGCGATGCGGCAGCCATCGCGACCGGCTTCACGCTGGTTACTGCCGCGAACGCGACCAAGGGCGTCAAGCTGCCTGCGGCCTCCGCCGGCAGCATCTGCATCGTGAAAAACCGCGACAGCGAGAACGCTGTTCTGAAGGTCTACCCGAACACTGACGACGCCATCAACGCCATCGCGGCTAACGGGGCGATGAGCATGGCGGCCAAGACGGCGGCGATCTTCGTCGCCTACGACGCGACGACCTGGTACACCATCCCGCTGCTGCCGTCGTAACGGAGCGTGACGATGACCGACCTCCTCCGTCAAGGAGCCCAATGGCTGGAGCAGATGCGAAAGAAACACTGCTCCAGCCCTGTGACCTACGAACACGACGGCAGCATCTACGCCGTCAACGCGACGGTTGGCAAGACGGACTATGACGTGGCGACTGATTCGGGTCTGAGCATCGGGTCGCACGTCGTCGACTTCATCATCACGGCCGACGACCTGCCCTTCGAACCGGAGATCGGCGACCGCATCGAACTCGACGGAGCGTGGCACGAGGTGATGGCCCTCGGCGACGACATCCGTGGCTGGCGGTGGAGCGACCCCTACCGCGCGACGTACAGGATTCACACGAGGCACGTCAATCAATGAATGGCTGTGAAGACATGGCACAGTGCCAGAAGCACTTCGAAGAGATCCACCGCAAGCTCGACCGGCTCGACGTGCGGACGCCGCGTCCGCCGCCATCACGCGGCAACGGCAAGCCGGGCATGCAGCTCCGCCTCGACCGGCTGGAGGCTGCAGAGCGCGGGCGCAGCCGCGTGCTGTGGCTGATCGCCGGTTCGGCGGTGACGCTCGCGGTGACCGCACTCTGGCATCGCCTGATAGGAGGCTGACGTGGCGAAGCGATGGATCAATTCGGTCGATGTGCTGGTGGACGGCCAGGGCCGGCTGAGCATCGTCCTTCCGGACGAGTTGCTTGATGCGAACAGGCTCAAGGTCGATCTCCCCGATGATCTCTTCGACGCCGGGAGGCTGATGGTCGACCTGTCGTCGGCGGATATCGAGGCCATCACGGGGGCGGGTGCGGCCAAGAAGACGCTGGCCGATCTCGACACGCTTCTGACGGGCATCTATGGCTCGCTGGACTCTTACGGCACGCCGCGCCTTGAGATGCTGCGGTACGATGTCACCTCTGGCCTCTACAACTACTCGCTGTATGAGCCGTGGCTGAAGACGATCTATGACAAGCTGACTGCGATCCACGCCATTCTGTCGGACGTGCACAATCCGGCGACTCACAGGATCAAGGTCGAATAGGAAAGGACGCGCGCATGAGACCGACGTTTCGGGTTGCCGTCGTGGACGGCGAGAAGATGGTGGTCGCCAACGGGCGGACGCTGTTGGAGAAGAAGGCGGTCCAGGAGCAGATCGCGGCGCTGGACGATCAGATCGCGCGGCGCCTGCCCGCCCTGCGCGCGGGGCTGGACGCGCAGGAGCTCCTGTCGGCGGCGCAGGCGCGCATCGATGACCAGCTCGCTGATGCCGCCGCAATCAAGAACGACCTCGAGAGGCTGCTGAAGGACTTGACTGATGTCAAGGACCCTCGATATCGCCGACGCGGTGGTCACGGAATTGGCCGGTGCCCCGCCGGGCACGTTCGCCCTGCCGTTCACGCCGCAGCGGCGGGTGCTCCCGCAGTTCGAGCTGTCGGAACTGAAGGACTTGAAGGTGACGGTCGTGCCGCGTTCGGTGGAGAACTCGCCGGCCGCGCGCGGGCTGACGCTCAAGGACGTGCAGATCGACATCGGCATCCAGAAGCGGCTGGGCAAGGATGTGGACAGCGAGATCGTGCCGCTGCTGACGCTTGTCGAGCAGATCGACGGGTGGTTGCGGCAACGGCCGCTTCAGGCTGCCGGCAACGCTCCTTGGCTGAAGAGCGCGAACGACCCGCTCTACGCTTCGGAGCACCTGGCCGAGGATCGCGTGTTCACGAGCGTGCTGACGGTCAGTTACCGCGTGATGGTATGAACGATGATCAGGCTCAAGATGGCCCGGATGTTCTTCGACCGGCCGGCCGTGCTCGGTGCTGTCGACAAGGCCACGCGGCGGGTGCTCTCCAGGTTCGGCGCCTTCGTGCGGCGGACGGCCAGGCAGTCGATCCGCAAGCGGAAGAAGGAAAGCCGTCCCGGCCAGCCGACGTCCAGCCACAGCGGGCTGCTCAAGAAGTTCATCTTCTTCGGCTACGACCCGCGATGGCGGTCGGTGGTCATCGGCCCCGAACGGCTGGGCGGACGCGGCGAGGCGCCTCCCGCACTGGAATACGGCGGGCCGTCGCATGCCATCGACTTCATCTACCCGGGCGGTGGAGAACGCCGCAAAAAGGTGCACAGGCGAATCACGGTGAAGGCCAGGCCCTACATGGGGCCCGCCTTCGAGAAGGAAAGGCCCAAGCTGACGCGGATGTGGCGGGACAGCATCCGCTAACGGATTCCCATCCGCAAGGAGATCAAGCGATGCCGACGTTTCTTCTGGGCATGAATGCCAAGCTCTACCAGGGTGCAGCAGGGGCCGCACTGACGGCCTGCAACGAAGTGAGCAACATCCGCGACCTCACCCTCACACTTGAAGCCGGCGAGGCGGACATCACCACGCGCGGCAACTCGGGCTGGCGGGCGACCGCTCCGACCTTGCGCGAGTGCTCGGTCGAGTTCGAGATGCTCTGGCAGCCCGGCGACACCGCATTCGAGGCAATCAAGGACGCCTTCCTTGCGGCCGGAACAGTTCGCCTGGCGCCACTCACCGGCCCCAAGGCCACGACCGACAGCGAGGGGCCGTTCGGCGACTTCTCCATCACCAACTTCAGCCGCAAAGAATCGCTCGAAGAAGGCGTCACCGTCAGCGTCACCGCGAAGCTCGCCGCATGGGACGAGTGGATCGTTGACGGCGCCGAGACGCCGTAAGGAGAACAAATGAAGACCTTCACCGACGCCGCCGGCCGCACCTGGACCATCTCCCTCACGCTCGGCACCGCGATGCGCGTGAAGGACGCGATCGGCGTAGACCTGCTGCAGCCGGAAGCCGGCGATCCTCCCCTCCTCACGCGCCTTGGCACCGACGAGATGCTGCTCGGTGAGGTGATCTGTGCCCTGCTGGCCGGCCAGTTCGAAACGCATCGCGTCACCGAGCAGCAGGTCCGCGACGCCTTCGACGGCAACACCCTGTTTGCCGCGCAGAAGGCGTTCTACGAGGAGCTCGTGGATTTTTTCCAGGGGCGGGGCCGAGCCGACCGGGCGAAGGCGGTGGCGGCCCAGGCCAGGGTGATCGAGGCGGCGGTCAAGGCCGTGGAAGCGAAGCTCGACGCGCTCGACATCGACAAGGCGATAGCTGCGGCCATGACCCGTGGCGAGATGTCTGGGTCATCGTCGGAGCCATCGGCGTCGATCCCCGGCCTCTGACGCTCCGCCAGCTCCTGTGGATGGCCGAAGGGCACGGCCGCGACCGCTGGTCACGAACCGCGTTGCTCTGTGCCCTCATCGCCAACAGCAACCGTGACCCGCGCAAGGGCCGGGCGTTCCACGTCGAAGACTTCGACCCCTACAGCCGCGAGCAGTCGCACGAGATCATCGAGGTTACCCCCGAAACGGTAGGTTTCTACAGGCAGGCCTTCACCGGCCAGAAAGGAAAGCACCATGGTTGAGACAATCCTCAAGGGCATCTGGACCGTTCTGAACTCCGGCATCGGATTCGCGGTGATCTGGATCGGCACCTTCGCGGTGGTGTTCCTGTTCATCAACAGGCTCAGCCCGTTCCACAAGGCGTGGGAGAAATACGAAGGCTCGATCATCACCGGCATCAAGCTGGCGGAGAAGGCGATCCCCGACGGCACGCCGAACACCGGGCTGGCCCGGCTGGACGAGGCGCTGCAGTTCGTGCTCAAGAGCTATGCCGAGCAGAACGACGGCAAGCAGCCGCCGGCCGACCTCGCCCGCGAACTGAAGGAAGGCATCCAGATCAAGCACGCCGAACTCGAGCGGCTGGGCAATCTGCGTTCGTCGTGATGCAGAGGAATCTCCGATGACGTGGTTCGTAGCCATCCTGACGGCCCTGCTCCAGGCGCTTCTGCCGTGGCTGGCCAAGAAGAGCAAGTCCACGGCAGAAGACGCCGGGGCAGACGGCAAAACTCGCGACAGGTTGCGCGACCAGGTGCGCAAGCACTGGTTCGTACTCATCATCGTCCTGCTGCTCTCCGGCTGCGTCAGGACGGTATACGTGCCTCACGGCACGCCGGTCCGCCTGCGCGAGACCGTCAAGGACGTGAAGGTATGGGTGAAGGACGCCGACGGGCAGGTCGTGGCCGGACGGATGGATCTGCCCGAAGGGTGGTACGCGTTGGCGGTAGAAACTGAGGAGCAGTGACCAATGGCAAGCCTTGGGGCAATCCGAGCGGGCCGCGCATTTGTTGAGCTCTTCGCCGACAACTCGAAGCTCGTGCGCGGCCTGCGTGCGGCCGAAAGCCAACTGAAGGCGTTCGGCAAGAAGATCCGCACGTTCGGCCTGAAGATCGTCGGCGCGGTCAGTGCCATCTTCCTCCCCATCGGGATGTACGCCGTCAAGGCCGCCGCCGACGCCAACGAGTCCGCCAGCCGGTTCCAGCAGGTCTTCAAGGATCAAGCCAAGGCCGCCGGCGAGTTCGCCGATGCGCTCGCCAAGGCGGTCGGCCGCTCGCGCTACGAAATCCGCGACGCGATGGGCACCTTCCAGTCCTTCTTCGTAGGCATGGGCTTCGATGCCGGCATCTCGCGCGAACTGAGCCAGCAGCTCGAATCGCTCGCCCTCGACTTCGCGAGCTTCAACAATATCTCCGACGACGAGGCGATGCAGCGCTTCATCTCAGCCCTCTCCGGCAGCAGCGAAGTGCTCGACCGCTTCGGGATCAACATCAAGCAGGCCGCCCTCGAGCAGGAGCTCCTGCGGATGGGCATCAAGAAGAGCTGGCAGGAAGTGACCGAGCAGGAGAAGGCGCTGGCTCGCCTGAGCGTCATCACGCGGGCGATGGGCGACCAGGGCGCGGTGGGCGATGCGATCCGCACCGCCGACAGCTTCGCAAACCAGATGAAGCGGCTGAAGGGCCAACTCCGCGACACGGCCGTCGAGATCGGCCAGGCACTGTTACCGGTGCTCGCGCCGGTCGTCGCCTGGGTGGCACGTGCCGCCAGGAACTTCGGCCAGTGGGTGCAGCAGAACCGGCAGACGGTCGCCACCATCTTCCAGATCGCGGCAGCCGTAGCTGCGGCGGGCGTGGCCCTGGTTGTGCTCGGGACGATCATGACCAACCTCGCCGCGATCATTGGGGTGGTCACGGCGGTCGCGAGCGCGGCGGGCGCCGTGTTCAGCGTCCTCGGCAGCATCATCGGCTTCCTGATCTCTCCCATCGGCCTCGTGATCGCGGCCGTCGCCGCTCTCGGCGGCTACATCCTCTACGCCACGGGCGCCGCCGGCAAGGCACTGGCCTGGCTCGGCGACCGCTTCGGCACGCTGGCCGACGATGCGAAGTCCGCCTGGCAGGGGATCGGCGATGCCCTCGCGGCCGGCGACATCGCGCTCGCCGCGAAGATCCTCTGGCTGACGCTGAAGATGGAATGGATCCGCGGCGTCGGCTTCCTCAAGGAGATATGGGCAAACCTCAAGTACTACTCGCTCACGCTGGTGAACGGCACTATCTCCGGCATCCTGGCCGCGTGGGAGATCGGCACGCACGCGCTTGCCGACGCGTGGAACTGGCTCGTGGGCCTGCTGCGTCGGGTGTGGAGCGGCTTCGCCGACTGGTTCCGCACCACCTGGGACGGCATCACAAATTGGCTGGCGAAGCGGATGATCGAGGCATACTCGATCGTCGGCGGCCTGTCGGACGAGGAAGCGGCGGAGGCCAAGAAGGGCCTCGACGAGAAGCACGCTGCCTATGTGAAGCAAGTGGGAGCCGAACGCGCGGCCGACGACAAGGGATGGACCGACCGACAGAAGCGGCGCGAGGAGGAGCACAGCCGGCGCCTGGCCGAGATCGGGGAGGAGTTTGAGGCCACGCAGGGCGTGCTGAAGTCGAACCGCGACGCCGCTGTTGACGCCGCCAAGGCAGAGCTCGATGCCGCACGCAAGCCAGCAAGAACAAGACCGGCCTCGTCGTCGGCTCGATCACCGGCATCGAGAAGAAAGGTCGCGCCACGGGTTCCCTTTCACGTTCCACAGCGTGATCGGCGTTCCATCGCCGAGTTGGGCTTCGATCCATGTGTAGCCGCCATCGCCTGATCCGGTGATCGTGACGCGCTGCACGTTGCCGGCGGAGGACTGCGATGGCGTGAACCCGAGGGCATACCAATTGTGGCGGACCCGGCGGACGGCTTCATCAAGGTCTGGGACGACCGCGACTACATCGCCGGCTGGCCGTGCTGGCGGCAAGCGTTTGTGAACCGCTCGAATGGCAAGATCGAGTTGCAGTTGCCGCGCTATGAGCAGATGAACAGCGCCCAGTTCGCTGTGTACAGCGGCTTCGGTTCCCGGCCCGACGGTGGCGGCGCGAACTACGCCGCCGCCCAGGTCGAGGCCTATGCGAACTTCCTGGCAGCCGTTGGACGCGTGTACGAAGATGCCTTCAAGCACGGCGACACGGACGGGCTGAACGGTACCTGCCGGTGCTGGTTCCGCAGCGGCTACAGGCCATACACCGTCACGGCGGCCGCCAAGGCTGGAGCGCTCGACGCCAAGTTCCTCGTCGCGGGCAAGCACTATTACCGCATCTACGATGGCAACCCGCCGACGATGGATCGGGTCGATTCCGGACAGGTGACCTTCGACTGGAACGAGGGCCCGTACGACATGTACTCCTCCGGCCAGGACTTCGTGAATCGCCATGCCCCCGACACGGCCGTCGCGATGACCGACTTCAACGACACCTGGGCCGCCTCTGGCCAGCCGTGGAACGGCACCCCCGACTCCGCCTGCTACCGCACCATCACCATCCCGCCCGCCTTCATCACCGCCATGTCCGGCACCGCCCTCTACATCTGGTTCCTCCTATCCAACACCACCTTCCATTGGCGGCACGATACCATTGGCACCGCGGAAGACCTCGGGGTCTTCTTCGGGAGCCTGTGGGTGCTGTGCTGAGAGGTCACCTTACTGAGGCTCACTCGCCGCCTGTGCGGGACGCACTGCGCAAATGAGCAAGGGCGACCGCACTGGAATGCGCGATCGCCCTTGCTCGTCCATCACGAGAGTCCGAGCTTTGCGGACTCTCCGGGCCGACTTGCCTTCAGGTGCGTGAAGGCGCCGGCATTATCCATCTACGGGCACTGCGTGTTCAGCTTGTTCCTCACGAAGATCAGGTCGAGGATGTTGATCTTCGCGTCTTCGTTCACGTCGGCTTTCCAGTTGTCGCCGGTGCCGACGGGCTGATTGAGCTTGTTGCGGATGAAAATCAGGTCGAGGATGTTCACGCGGCAATCGCCGTTGGCATCGCCGTCGATGGGCCAGGGCCTCGGCCAGTAGACGGGTGCGGAGGCCACCTCGCTGTTGACGACGATGATCTTGTAGTTGGCTCCGGCGGCAATCGCGAAGCTGACGCTGTGCGCCGTGCCAAGCGCGTTCTCGAGCGCCGTATTGGGCGTGGCGCCGGAGAGGGCAACCGGCCCGTACTTCACGGAGCCTTCCGCCGGGATGTCGGTCGTCCATGTGGCAGTGGCGGTGCCGTCGCCGTTGTTGCTGATGGCGAGGTCCGACATCACGGGCGCGGCCACGTTGAAGTAGATGGCGGCCGGCCTGTTCCTGGTCTGGCCGGTGGAATCCGTCACCCAGGCGTAGATCGTGGCG